CGAAAGGAAGGGGAAGCTCATATACGGGAGTATCTTTCGGTGATTGGTCAGCCGACAGAAAACTTCACCTTCCCTGGGCAGATAAAGATAAACTCAGTCCATTAGAGGTCGTCTCTTGGATCATAAAGATCATTCTTTGGTCTAAGAATAAACTGAAACGCCCTGTATCGAATATCGGAATCGAGAACGAGAAGTATGGGATATTTCTTTATGAACACCTGACAATTCTCGAGAAAGTAAAGAAGAGGTTCGGTATTAATGTTTTTCTTTTGAACCAGGATTCTCTGGACGGGACGATTAGAAACTGCCCATCCGACAGGAAAGTCGAAGACCTCGTACCTAAATACGAACAGGGATTGATCCTCTCGGCAAAGGGGATGAAGGAGTATGAGGATGAGGTCACTTCTTTTTACAAGGGGAAACTTAAGGGAACGGACATTCTCCATACCATCTTTTATCACTTCAAACTTGAACACATGTCCATTCCGAAGAAGGTCGAAAAGGCTGTTTTAGAGCCTTGGCGCCAGGAGGTTGTTCCCTGCGATCCAACTTTTCTGAAACAGCTAAAGGCTGACCAAGCTCAGAGAAGGCATCGTTACGACCAAGCGGCAAGTATGTTTTAGGAGGAATTATGGATGCGACTATTCTCTTTTTCATCGCCCTCATCGTGACAATTTTAGTCCTTGGGGGGGTAATCGTCTTTCTCGTCATCTACCATCAAAAGGAGAAGGAGGAAATTTTCAATCGCTACATGTGCAAAGACTTCGGGGAGTATCAATACAACAAATTGGAGTATCCAGAATTTGTCGAGATGAAGAAAGAGGCCCTAAAGCAAAAGATGGATAAAGAAAAAAATATGACCGAAGCGGAGAGAAGGGCAAAAGAGGCAGCAAAAAGTTTTTAGGAGAATTGAATGGCTGAAAAACCCATCCTGATCAAACCGCAGCAGCAATCCCCCGATCAGAGGGAAGCCGTTGAAGAGTCTGAATACTATTGGGAAAAGCATCCCGTAGTCACGAATTATTTCCCCTACTGGAAGGAGTACATCGCCTGGTTCTACGGAAATCAGTACACATGGGCAAACATGGATTCAGGGATACTTGAGGACATATCTAAGAAGGTTGACCGGGAATACAAGAACGTCTATAACCGAATCCTGCCAATGATCCGGCAGCTTTGGGGGGAGATTTTATACCTTCATACGTTTTATGTCGAGCCCAATACTTCTCAATCAAAAGATGTCAAAGCTGGCAAGTTGGGGTCCAGGGCCATTGAATACACGAATCTGAACGGGAAATTCCTGTTCAAGCTCAATCACCACGCAAAACTTTGGGCATTGGTCACAGGAAACGTCTATTGGAAAGAGTTTTGGAACAAGCATCTCGAGGGAAAGATAGACGATGGAAAAGGAGGAGTGACAACGCAGTCGGGAGATGTCGATTTCAATTATGTCAATCCTTTCCTGGTAAGGGCAGACCCTTACGCAATCGAAAGGAAAAATCAGAGATGGGTCATAGAGGGACAGGAGCTTCCAAAAACATCGGTTGAGAGGATGTTCAACCTGAGTCCGGACAGCCTTCCTGCAGACAGGCTGAAGGTTGAAGACGTTGATCTTCTTGCCATGGGTCACAAAAAGCCGGAAAAAGAGGAAACGGTCATCCTTATGAGGAGATATTGGAGACCCATGGATAAATGGGAAAAGGGCAGATACATGGTAACAGCAGCAGGCTGCATCCTCTATGACAATGCAAGCCCTGTTCCTGATGCTGACCTTCCGATTATCCAAATCCCAGGGATCCTTCCAATCCTGAATCAGCAGTATTACGACAGCCCTGTAAGGATAGCGCAGCAGTCGCAGCGTCAGCTTAATAGATTCGGTTCAATCATAGATAGCCATATTGAAAACTACAGGCTGAAGGGCATGATCCCAAGGGGATCACTCGACCCGGAAGAATTTGAAAGATATGTCCGGGCGGATGTTGAATATGTCATATACAATCCCACAGGAGGGGGAAATCCCTACTGGCAGCAGCCTCCTGCACTTCCAGAGATAATCATGCGCTGGCTGATGTTCATGGAGAATGAGATTGAAACAGAAACCTCAGTAAGAAAGGTTAGTTATGGACAGCTACCAAAATACGCTCAGAGGGCATCAGGTGTGCTATTCGAGCGAATGAAGGGGCAGGACGTAAGCGTTCTTGTGCCGACTGTGGATGCCATAGATGACGCCATGAAGGACGCCATGACAATAAGGCTAAAGCTGATGCAGAAGCATTACAAGGAACCTGGAAGGCTTATAAGGACAACAGGGAGAAGCAGACAGACGGTAGAGATATTCCTGAAGGACACAGATCTTGAGAACAACACAGATGTCCGGGTCCAGAGTGGAGTGGACTTCTTTTCTCAAAGGCAGGAGAGGAAAGAGGCGATTGTTTCTCTGGCAAAAGAAGGCTACATAGCAATGGACGAGGCTTTGGAGGCAATGGAATACAAAGGACTTGAGGAATTGACAGAAGAGAAATTCATCGACCGCAGATACGCATACAGGATCATTGACCTCATAAGAGAAGGAAAGCCTGCGCCCGAAGTAAGCGAAGACGACAACCATCAGGTTCACTACGACATTTACAACACGGAAAGGAAAAAAGAAGAGTTCGAGCTTTGGGGAGAGGATGCAAAGGCAAAACTGATGACTCGCATCGCCGAGCATAAAAAATATATACCAACGATAGGGGAAGAGCCAATAGAAGAGGGGGAGGTTCCCCCTGAAGAGACAACCGCAGCAGCTCCCGCTGAGATCGCACCTACAGCAGAGGAGCTAATAGCTGCTATGGCCCTTGGACCCGAAACCGAAGCAGGAGGATATTAATGGGTGAAATCCAAGAATTTGTTAACATCAAGGAAATCGCAGACCTTTTAAACTACAGCGTTGACGAGATCGAGGAGCTAATGGAAAGGAAGCTCATTCCTTACCATACGGACCTGGAAATTCTGACGCCTACGGGTGTTAGATTTTACAAGCTAGCCTTCCCGAAACAGGTCGTTCTTTCTCAGATCAAACCAAGAGAAAAGAAGAAGGTCGCAAAAACAGCAAAGAAAACGGAACCTAAAAAAGAAGAGGAACCGTTTTAAAAATTTCTAATAAAGTGAGGTAAATATGGGAGAAGAGACTGCCAAAAAGGAACAGACTGAAGAGTCGTCCTCTGAGGAACAGACAGATAAGTCGTCTAAATTTGGTGGCTTAAAAGGCGCTCAGGACGCCTATATTGAGTCCATAAAAAAGACTCAAGAGGCAAAAAAAACTGAGCAAAAAGAGGAAGAAGACACCTGCATTGAATGTTCGGCTTCAGAGGAGGAGTTGAAGGTCGAGAAAAAGGCCGGAAAAGAGACATTAAAGCCACAGTTCTTTATCGCTACCGAGGACGGGAAAATTCTCAAGCCCTTGGTGGGGAAGGCTCGAGGAAAGGATTATATTCCAGACAGCGAGGAGAAACTTCAAGCCTGGCTGAATCTAGGAATCGTCTCAGACGAAGAGCTTTCAGCGATCAAAAAGGAACGGGAAGAGATGGAAAAGGTCAAGCCCTTCATTGAAATAATCACACAAGCCCACAAAGAAGGAAGGCTGGTGATTAAGGACGATGAGGAGCAGGGGGTAAAGAAGGAAGAAGAAACAGAAGAAGAGGAAGACACAGAATACGTTGATCCCAAAGTCAAGGAGCTAAAGGATAGGCTTAAAGAGCTGGAGTCCAAATTGGATAAGGGAGAAAAAGAAAGGGAAAAAGAAAAAGAGACTCAGCTCAAGGCTTTCATAGAGGAACACAGAGGAAAGATGAAAAAGGAAATGGAGGACTTCAGGGCAGAAAAGTATTTCGGTGCCGATATTTATCTTGACGAGAAGCCGGAAGGAATCCCTCTTAATGTGTGGGATCTAATGGCTGCCTTGGACGAGAAGGGAGAGCCGAAATACAGCCTTGAGGAAGCCATGAAGATTTCTCATGAAAGCCAGTTGAAATTCATTGAGAAGTTTTTAACCGACCATCCAGACGCTATTCCGAAAGTTAGGGATAAGATTATAGGGCAGCATTACAAAGAGAAGGAAACAAGGGAAGAAGCTCCCGAAGGACCCCCAGGAGAAACCCCGGCCATTCCGAAGAAAGAGAAGCCTAAAGTTAAGGGCCTCCAAGACGCAATCGACCAGTTCAACAAATACTACAAAAGCAAACAGAAGGCAGGTGAAGCACACTAATTTCTAAGGAGGTCAGAATTGGCTTTTACAGTTGAAGACGAAGATAAACTCTTCGAAGATTTTCTGACGCCCGGAGTTGAGGAAGAGATACGGCAGGAGTCGAAGCTGTGGGATCAGGTTGATTTTTCGGACGATCTTGAAATGGGTGGATATACATTCCGCCAGAAGGTCAGGATCAAAACATCACAGGCAGCAAGGGCTTCTAATGTTGACGATTATCCTTCAGCTCAGGAATCGACACCAGCAGAGGTTCTTGGTTACCTGAAACGATCAATGATGTTCGCTCTCGAGTTCTCGGGATTCGCTCTTGAGACGGCCTTGAAGAAAGGGACGGGAGGCGCGATGATGGCTCCGTTCCAGTTCGAGGAAAGCGGAATCATGATCACGGTCCGGGACGACCTTTCTCGCCAGCTAATGTGGGACGGCTCTGGAAGGCTTTGTCAGGCCAAAGGAGCAGGCTCTACATCACCTACGCTTATCGTGGATAGCCCTTATATGAAAAAGCAGCCAACAAAGTTCCTGAAGGAAGACAGGGTGATCGACGCATACGACCCCGCGGACGACAGCCACGACATCAACAGCATTGCGATAAGCACGGTTGATTCCGAAACCCAGGTGACGCTTGAGTCAAATCAGACCTGGGCAGACGACTGCTGGATCTACAATGAGGACGTTTGGCGAAAAACAGAGGCAGCCGGAAAGGGTGAGATGATGGGTCTTTTGGGGATCTGTTCCGATGCAGACCCGCCAACAGGTGCGCTACAGGGATTGGGCGTTTCTGCCTATCCTATGTGGAAAGCATGGGTGTGGGGCAACGGTGGAACCCCAAGGCCGCTCAG